TATGGTGCGGACGATGTTACGACTGCCGCGTGGTAATACCTTTTTAAGTTGTTCTTCTACAAATTCAGACTGCAACTCAGCTAAACCCTGTAGTTCTAATGCTGTTAGTTCAGTGCTGTCGCCTGCCCATGTTGCCAATGATTCCTTAAGTTGCGCCAGGATTGATCGCAGTCGTGCAGCCTTGAATGATTCGTCAAGGTCTTCAATCGTACGCAGTTGATTAACAGCATCTAAAATAATGTCGTTATACGAGTTAATTACCCTGCGGGCAACGCTGTTGCTGTAGCGATTCAGATCAATCGCATTACGATATAACGCTTCTGGTGTGCTCATTCTTCATCCAGTCCCAGATGTTCTGGATCATACGGGCAGATCATTGAAATATCAGCACCGCCAAGCATTGCTTGCTTTGCAACTGCCACAAAACCTTCAATCGTATCAACACCTTCATCGACTAACTTTACTTCATCAACTTGTAAGATTTCACCATCATTATCACGCCATTCCATTCTTACAACAGCAAAATATCGATTAGGCAGTTCTTGCTGCACATAGTGAAAAATGCGCTTCTCCGACGTGTCCGATTCCATGACCCGTTGGCAGCTACCACCATCATGCCGCATCGTCATCGATCACTGTGTCTTCTTCTGCTGGTACTGGTGCTGGTGTAGGCGTCGCTTCCATCAACCCACCGTTTTGCGTTGCATCTAGTTCTTCCTCTACATCAAAGTCATCGCCAAGCACTTCGCCTTCTGATAGCTGCATCAGCAGCGTTTCTTGCGTGATCGTGCCTGCGGTGTAAAGCTGCAGCAGTGCTTGGATCTCTTGCGGCTCCAGCCTGGTGCCAAGGAAATCACGGTTGACGTAGCAGCTACCAGGTTGCCGATCACCAAGGTACTGTGCATGGAACTGCAGGCAGTTGTCGATCATGTCCTGCATGTTCTGAGCGATCACCATCATGGTTGAGTCGCCTTGGCTGCGGTCCAGTCGTTTAGCTTCTGCGGTTTCAGCGGATAGCTTCTGACCAAGCACAGCAGACAGACCCAGTTCATTGATCTGCTTTTCAATTTGATCTAGCCGTTGGAACTGCGATGCAAACGCATCAGATGATGGAGCAATATATTCTGCACGTCCATCAGCAGGAAATGCAATCGCTTCACCAGGGCCAGCCGATACTTCTTCAGCAGCAGACGGGAAGCCATAGAACGCAAGCATCGGTACTGCCGAGATGTGCAGTTGATTGTCAAGGTCCGATTGGATCTGATACGCCTTGAGGTTTAGGTTGGCAATGTCCTCCAGTGGTGGACGTGATTCCAATGTATTTACACGATTGGAATATGCGACAGCAAATGGGATGCGATCAAGGCTAGTGCGACCTTCATCAACGACGCGGAAGTCACCTTTCTTTTCGTCACGCTGGAACAGCTTAAATTCGCCAGGCGACAGCACACGGATCTGCTGCACTTCTTTTTCGCCGTAGTCACCATCAGGCACGATGATGGATTCTGACAAGCGAAGCTGCATTAGCTTCTGTTCACCATCAATAATTTCAGCACGCCAGCCCAAGATTTCTCTTGGTGTGTAGCTGCACCAAAAAGGTCTACCACCATCACGCGGTGCATCAACTAAAACGCCGACGTGACCGTAACGGATCATCTTGCGGGCAGTCTCATATGTCCAAACGTTCAGGTCATTACCGTTCAGGTCAACATTAAAAAGCTGCTCACGGATCTGGTCTGATGTATCATTCAGCCTGACAGGTTTGCGCGTGAGCATACCAGCCAGCATCCGCTCAAGCCGTTGATAATACGGCGGGCAGATTGAAGTGCTCAGCCTGCGGTCATAGCTTTCATCCAGTTCGCGTGGTTCTTGCAAAAGGTAGCGGCGATGACGACGACGGATTTCATAGGTGCCACCCATCAGGTCTTCAATCAGCATCCAGTGCGGTTCTTGGTTTCGGTAGGCAGAATTTGGATCATTGACCTTTGAAACCTTGGCGAACAGTTGCCGGTCGTAATGTGAGAAGCCAGAGTACACGCCTTAATCCCGCAGGTCGATGCCTACAGTTTAATCTGCCAGCAATAATGCAAGCTGATCCGCAACTGGTGGCAACGCTCGCGCACCCCATTGATCAGCCATTGCATCAGCAATGCCTAAATAAGTGCGACTACGGTTCTTCCAACGATCCTTGCCACTCATTTTCCATATCTTTGGCTCACGACCCTCTACAACATTCGTGGGACGTAATCGCGGCAAATTTTTCAGCCAAAGACAAGTTGCCTTAGTCTCACCGTGCCCATGCTGCCACGGGTGAATGGTTTGATCGGCAAGTCTGATTCGACTACTGATAATGCTGACTGGATTTTCAATGCACCATCGATCGATGGGTGAGTCCATTAATAATTGAACAAAAGCTAAGGCATCTTCTGTCAGCTGTGGGTCACGATGACCATTTTTAGTCCAGTGCATCCCGCTTACAGCCAAATAAGTACATGGCGGATGAGCGATCATTAAATCCCAGCCATCGTTGATGATGTCTTCAACTGGTCCTTGGTAGTGAAATTCAGGATCTGCTTCACATTCCAGCAGATCACAACTCATGGCAAAGTGCCCGCGTCGTCGGAAAGCATCACGAACACGTCCGCTGTATTCACAAGCGACTAGGACACGCATTAAGCAAGCGTAGCTGCATAGGCTGTCATTGCATCTTGGCGAGCTTTGGTGGCTGCGACCATGGCGTCGTGTTGTGCCTTGGTGGCGGTGCGGGTTTTGTTGGCGGCGTAGAAAGCGTCCTTGGCTGCGCGTTCTGCGGCGAGGAGTTGACGGACTTGAGTGAGAGTCATTTGCTTGAAGTGTGTGTACGGGGTGATCCCCCATGACCTAAAGATAAACCACCATGCACCCGCTTCCACCTGTTGCGTGCTACTTTTGCAGCTGGCTCAATAAATCCTGATTCCGGTGCCGCGGCCAGCTCTTGCGTGCAGTGGGTTGAACAGACGCCACACCATGTAGCCGATCGCATCGTTCATGTGATCATATCCAGCATCTTTATCTGGCGTGCCGCCCTTTTCCGTGTAGCTTTGCAGCTCCAAGCATTCAATCAGCTTCTTACAGTTCTGCGTGATCTGTACCCTGACTTCACCTTTCCCATTTTCCAAAGCAGCTTGAACAGCAGCCACCCGATCACGAACGGGAGGATTTGCTTTTGGTGATTGATTGCTGAATCCATACGATGATAAGATTTCAATATCAGTCCGCGTGGCGTTTGTGCTTCGGTTTCCGCCTGATGCGTCAGGGTAGGCATAGAGTTGGCGGTTGTTATATCGTCGGTTGATTTCTTGCCCGATGAAGTCGGTGTCATGGCCGCCACTGATTTCGTCAATGACAATCAGTTGCTTTTGCGTTCTGACTGCGATAACAGCAGACATGTTACCGATGTTGAAGTCAATGCCAACATGCAGTGGTTCACCGTCGTGGTTGAATGATTTGATGACATGCTTTTCACGATCAAACCTGTCATAGACTTGGCCTGTGTTCAGGTTTACAAACTCACCGTCAAGATAGGCTTTTAACAAGCTCGGATCATAGTTAGCTTTAAGGCGTTCAATGAAATCTGGCGGAAGATGTGGATTATCTGCTGTCTTCATCTTGATGAGCTTGCGGTCTGGGCGGGCAAGTGCCTCAGGGCTGCCAAATTCGTTATACAACCACTTAAAGCCTTCTGGCGTGGATGCTGCAGCAAACTGCCGTACTACACCGGATCGCAAACGACCGAGGATCTTGGGAAACGCCTTTGATGTGATCGCGGTATTTACAACGTCTACCTCATCAGCACAGCAAAACGCAAGGTTCAAGCCGATGATCCGTTGGTAGTTCTCAAAGCTGCGGCATAGGATCTTGGTGTCACCACCAGGCAGGTGCAAGATATATTCCGGCAATGGTGAGGCTCTGAATGAATGCGGGATTTCATAATGCTCTAAGAATTCATCAAAGTCATTCAGCCAGATGTCACGGATCAACGGACCAGTTGGTTCCATGACGCAACCAATGAAGCCTTGATTTGCAATGGCTAGCGCAAGCGTTTTAGCACATAACGCTCGTGTTTTGCCTGCACCGTACCCTGCAGATATTGCCAAGATTTGTGAGTTTTGATCTGATACAAAGTTCAGTTGCCCTGGGTGCAGGTCAGCCTTGATGCGATCTAATAGTGCGTTGGCATCTTGCAACTGGTGTGCTTCACCGAGCTTTTGCAGGATGTTCCCTTCAGGAACAGCATCAAGAATTGACATCGCGTAAACACGCTTCACGCAGTCGCCCGCGTTTTTCTTCAATCAAGTGCATCGACGATACGGTGCAACAAGCCGTCACATCGTTGATCTTCATGCAGACACGATACATGCTGTCTTCTGTTGGTTCGTACCAAAACTCTTCATTCATGAGACAAGTTGAGCAAGACGTGCTGCTGTATTGATGCAGCCTAGGGCAACAGAAAGCTGCCCACGTTTGCGGGCTTCCATCTGTAAGGTGGACGACTGCGACAATAATTCAGCCACCATTTCGTAGCGTTCCATGTCCCAATCTTGCCGCATCAACTCCCGTGCTTTCTTGATGTAATTATCAGTTGCGCGAGGTGAGACACCCCAGTTTTCTGCCGCGTATCGTATGCAGTCGGACCGCTTGCCACCGTTAGCAAGGATGCGTGCACAGCGATTAGCACGTTCTATTGTTTGCTGAACAGTGCTTTTCGGTGTTGCCATTAACTAACCTCCTCTACCTAAAGATTAGCAGATAAAAACCATTGCTCTATTATCTGCAGAGCAATTCTTTGAATCATAAAAGGAGGGACTGACATCCCGCAAACATATACAGGGTCTAAATTCTTAAAATTATAGTCATCAGGGAAAGATTGTATTCTAATAATTTCAGACGGGCTTAAATGGCGAGGTTGCAACGGATGAGACGGTGGAGAACCAGAAACCAATGTAGGGGCTGGTGAGTTAAAACTTAAGCGATTCCATGTAAACCAACTGCCTTTTGCTGCTTTTGAGAAGGAATTTCCAGGCCTTGTATTAGACCAAAGCTTATACGCCTTAGGAGATAATTGCTTAGCGCCTAAAGGGCTTGTTCCTCTAAAGGCTTGTCTTACAGAAACAGAAGGCTCATTAAAAGATAATTTTAATGGAGGAAGATTAAGATTGCGGCGGCGAGCAATAAAGAAAGTTCGCTCACGTCTTTGGGGGACGCCCATTTTTGCAGAATTCAATAAAAATAATTGACATTCATATCCAGCATCGTAAAAGGAAGCAAAAATTTCCTTTACATATCCTTTTGCGTTGCCAATTATTAAACCTTTTACATTTTCAGCTAATACTACTTTGGGTTGCAC